CCATCGAAGGGGTTGACTGGTGGGTTACGGTCCGTAAACCGGTTGCCAAAACTATGCATCCAGGCAACGCGGCAACTCACAAGAAATCTCTTGCAAGTTTCAGAACCAAGGTGCCCTCCAGATCAACTTTGGAGGTGTTCATGACTACTTCTTCAAACAGGTCCCTGACCTCTGAGCCCATAAGAGAATACCGTTCAATGCAGAACGCCGTGAAGTCCATATCAGAAAGACGGTTTTCAAAAGGAACAACTATCTTTTTGGTAATATTATGCAACGTCACGCCGGCTGCCTTGGCATTCCAAGTGAGCCCAGATTCTACGTCAATCAACTTTCGCTTCTCATCGGCCACGAAAGCAAACTCGTATTTGAACCTCTCAAGAAAAATGTCACGAAGGGCTGGGTAATAGCGGAATTCATAAGCATACCCGACAGATTTGCCGGCCATATACTCATGATCGGACACAGCTTGATTCTTATTAGCACGCATGTTGAACCTGCCCAGAGCTTTACCCAAAATGGGAACCGTGAGGTGTTTACTCTGTGCAGGAACAAAAAACTTGCTCAAGAATGTGGCAGTCCAAAGCTGGGAATGCCGAATGACTTTTGCTTCCATTAAAGCCTCGCTCGCAATGGAAGTGTAAATCTTTTCGACATAACGGCATTTCCCAGTCACTCGCGCTATCATGTCATCGCCTAATACCATAGCGGTGACAGAATGGGGCTTCAACTCTAACATTGCAGCATGCAAAATGCACAAATTCCACCAGGTGTTTCGGAACGTAGTGTCCGTCGCACCTGTTGGAAGTTGATTCTGAAGTTTCGCAGTAATGCCATGCTTGGAATTTTTGACTTTGAAAGTGTTCGTTCGCAAGTGCAAGCGAATGAACCACTCCGGGCATCCCAAAACACGCATAAGCGCAACCTCAATCAATTGAACATCTGCACACTGAAACTTGTCGTTGGAGCTAAAGTCGCACTCAACCCAGAAATCTTTGTCAGTTTTCCTCTCCAAATGGTGAGTGTACTCGCAGGCAGTTTTACGGTAGCTGGTGTGGTATTGGTACTTGGAATTGTGGTCCCTTTTGCCAATCTCCTCGAGGCAATGGTCAAGCCGCCTCATGAGCTCATTAAAAATGGGCCCAGAAACGGCATTGTACACATCAGTCCCCTTGAAAATGACGCGAGGGGCCCAATTAGGCTTGTGGGTGACCAACAAAGCTTCAACTTTGACAAAAATGTCCTTGTTTGTGTAATCTTGAAGAGTCACGTTACACAAATCGTTGATAGCTCTGTCCATCCTGGCCTGCTTTTCAGTACCAAACTTGGAATTCCAAGCCGTGTACAAGCTATGAGTCCACTCGAACTTAAGCAAAGGCTTGGGGCAAACCAATTTCGTCAGCTCCTGTGCTGCATGAATGATCTTCGGAGTTGCTCGTCCGGCATTGAAATAATTGCATCGTTTCCTGAATGCGGCGACAGTATTGTGCCAACCGTTATCAGGAACGACTGGGTGCAAGTGGCGTAAGAGTGGCCCACATTGCACAGCCTTCT